ATCAACACTCATGGAGTTACCAATCATGGAATTAAGTATAGTGTTAAGGGAACCCGTAAGTCAGGTGACCCCTATACTAGTCTCATGAACTCTATATTAAATGGTTTAATGCACGCATATTGCCTCAGCGATGGGGGTTTTTTTGCGAGTATTCAAGATAAATTTAAAATGCTTGTCCAAGGTGATGACAATGCATTAAGCCATTCACCTGATTTGTTACCTGATTGGGGTCGGTTATTACGACTTGGTTTCAAATGTGATAATATTCATAGGAATATCTTCAGAGAAGTACAATTCTGTTCGAATATGGTTTATTCAACAGAAAGAGGAAAGTGTTTTGGTCCTAAACCTGGTAGGGTTTTAGCCAAGCTTTGTGTGTTTATCAATCCCCCCATGTTTCAGAATCCTTATTCTGTTATACGTGGTGTAGCTATGGGATTGTTTAGCGCTGTACAATGTATTGAACCGTTAAAAATAGTAGTGGAACGCTTGCTAATATTAACGAGATTTTATACGGCTTATCATATGCACGATGGCGATTGGAAATTGCACTATATTGGATCCAATCAATTAGATAAGTATCAGATGTTGATGACTTATCATTTCGATTCTAAAGCTATCAGAATCTTTAAAGAACGCGTTGATAACTGGTCACTAGGAACAGTTATTGATGTTGGTGTGATCCAATTATTATTAGATAAGGAAACAATTGGACCACAGTGTATATATTAACCAGCTGGAGAGCTTCTAATACTCCCGTTTCGAGCGGTTCTTCTCGATATTAATTGTCCAAGACCCACTATTGATGATAGTGGCTTAGTAAATTAGTCAGTCAACCTGCCGAAAGCTATATATGGTATCGTAAGAGCATATATAGTAATTGGATGGGGCAAAAACCAGCGTGCAAAGTTGGCGATTAGCCACCCTGACGACGCTTACTTTGATATAAATAATCAAGATCTCATTTATTCTCACCTTTAAATATACCGGAGTGGTCACGCAAATGCTGAACCATCCTGTCGGTTAGGTAAAATCCCCCAGAGAATTAGATGATGGTATAGGGGTATATCGTAAAAATGTTTGGAGTCTTTTTCAACAAACAACAACAACAACAACAACAACAACAACAACAACAACAACAACAACAACAACAACAACAACAACAACAACAACTTCAAGAATCAATTGATTTAACTTTTGAGCAGTTTACTGAAATTAAACAACTAGATGAAATTGCAAGTTTTAAGTATTTCAAAAAACATTTTCCAGTAGTCCGGTTTGATAAATCATTGTTTGCTCAATTTGCACCAGCTCACCGATTGGTTGGTATTGAGCCGAATCCTGGACCTACTGAATATGAACCAACTAATCGTGAACCTGGTAATGGTAGACTTATTCGTAATCCAGATTATATAAAACATAATATGAATGGTGCTGCTATGGGTTCAAGTGAGAAATTGGGTAATATTATAGAAGAAATTACGCATCCAAAATTGAATACTTTGCAATATATGATTGTTAGAACGAAGAAAGAAAAACACCGTCGTGATATTTTAAATATTGCTAGGCGTGCTAATTTAGGTTATCTTATGGCTTCTAAACCGAAACTTGTTGGGATTGAGCTTAATCCAGGTCCAGGTCCTAAAAATAAGCAAAACCCAACAAAAGGGAAGAATAAGAATAGAAATAAGGGGAAGTTATCTGGCATTGGTACTACTTCCCGTTCGATTGCATCTGCTCCTCTTCGTATGACTATGAATTCGATTACTTCAGCTGGTTCTGCTAAATCTCATAGGTTTAAAACTAAGTTTTCGTCAGATAATATTTTTATATTTTCTAACTCTAATCGATTATTATTTACTAATGATGCTTCTTTAATGACTCCTGGACCAACTTCTGTTGATCTTGGTCCTATTGTTGCACAAAGTGCGTCATTAAATCTTATTGCTGCTCCTTTAGGTGTCGAAATGTTTAAAGTAGCTCAATCTTTTATGCGTTATCGAGTGACCGATGTGTCTATTAGTTTTGAATCAGTTTTAGGATCTAATACTAATGGTTCAATTGTTATGGCCTACGTTTTGGATCCTTCCGTTCATACAGTCACAACGGGTCAGTATAGTTATCCAACCATTAGTGGTATTGAAGGTGCGTTAAAATGTGGTATTTGGGAATCCGGTGTTACCTCGAAGATTAAGAATTTGGATCGTTCTTGGAAATATACTAATATTCCTAGTTCTGATGGATCCGGAGTTTTTGCTGATCAGCGTCAATCCTATTTTGGATCCTTACTTTTGGGTTCATTAGGAGTTGTTCAGAACGGTGATCTTCTAGTAGGAGCTGCAAATGTTTCTGGGACAATAGAATTTGAAGGTTTAGGGTTGTCACAAGTATTAGTAGGAGGAGCTACTCAACCTACTTCTGAGCCATCTTTTTCACCACCTATGTCTGTGGCTGAGCTAGTTGAGCTTGACTCACTAGCAGCAGCTGGATCGGCAATGGGTTCTGCTGCTCCAAGTCCTACAGCTTATCAGTTATCTGTAAATGGTCCTGTGGGTATAGTTTTTAATGCTACTAGTTTTTCTTTAAAATCTGGTACGTTCCCAGCTTATTCTGTTTGGTTAGTTCAAATGTATTGGACGAATTTAGCTGGTACTATAGTTGCAGGTCCCACTGCAGCGTCTGGTAGTGGTAATTGCAATATTACTGATGTTTCGACAGTTACTGCTGCTCCTTATCCTAT